CGCACTGCTGGCATTACCCCAAGCTAAACCATTGGGAGAGGTTGAAGATGCAAGCAAAAACTGTCCATCTGTCCCGGGATGCAATAATTGATAATTGCTTGAAGTAGCCTGTCCAGTTACCAGATCACCGAATTGAGTCGGTTGCGGCACGCTGACATTTACAGCAAAAACAACCATCGGCAATACCAAACCTAAAGGAATCAATAAATAAAGTAATTTCCTCATACAAACCCCCATATATCGGTTTGTGGAGCCGCTGTCATAGTTGCGGTTAAACTACCAGCATTCCAAGTCCAGCCGACATTCTGCCGATACCAAAGACCATCGCTGACAATATATGTCGGCAATTGAGTAAAAGTAAAAGCCTTATTGCTTCCATTAACAGTGCCGGTTGCCGGCAAAAGCGTAAAGCCGCTTCCGCCTCCACCGCTTGCATCTACTAATAATCGATGAGTTACCGGATCAGCCCACAAAGCAATGATAGTTGTTCCATCGCTGGAAGATACCGCTCCTAAAACTGTGATCCGATTATCATCTTTTTTTAAACTTATAGCCATTAAGTCGTTTTAGTTAAAAGATTAGATCCGCTATCTGTGTATAGCGTAATAGGAGTAGAATTGTCAGTATTAGAAGTTCCCAGCATGCTCGACATGCGGTTGTTATCTTTTTTTGCATTCCCGGCAATTCCCGTGCCTGAAGTACCGATATCTATTTTCAATCGATGCGTAGTGGGATCGGCAATTAAACTAACAGGACTTGTTCCGTCAGTATTCAAAACTGCCAAAACCGCCGGTTTTCTGTTGGCGTCTAAAGGGGTATTCATAAGGATATTTTATCCTATTATTCTGCTTATAGAATGGGGATAACTTCTTGCCTTCTTTTATGTATTCTTCATAGCTTTTGCCGATATTTATCTTCTCGCCATTGATGAGCTTATAACTGGCAGGCTTAATATTCGGTAAAATTTGATTGATAATCCTCTCAAAAGTATAGACATCGCCATGAGGCTTAACGTGGAACTTATCGCATTGAAAACGAATACTGGAAATATCGCAGCCAAAAAAAGCCGCTAAGGTTGTCAAAGCCAAGCCTTGATACCTTAAATAAAGCATAAAGCCTAACTTTTCCTTATCAGCAAAAAGTTTTTTATCATGTAAACGCATGACTTGACAAGGTTTTTATTCCTGCTATACTAACTTTAACAATCTTACTTTTTGCTGTGTAGTAGCTAAACTAGGCCTGTTATCAGGACTCCCGAGTTACTACACAACTTGGGAGTTTTGATTTAACTCGCCTACCTAGTGACCGAGGGCTTAATACTCGATGTACTCTGATATCAGAGTGACCGTCACGAAAAGGGCTGGAATTTTTGCATAGTGCTGTCGCAAGCAGTTAAACATCTGCATGTACGAAGATGCCACACAACCGCTTTTATCCAGCAGTCAACACTTACACCATATAGCATAACGAGCCAGTGTAGTTGCCGGTAAGGATAATTCCCTTATTAGAGTGGCTCTTAAGCATTACCGAGAGAAAACGGAATCCTAATGCTACTATCAAAGTACATTTTTAATGGACGGGTTTTTCCTTAATTCCTTTATGTCTCCATTCTCAAAAAAATATTTTAGATCTAAGAAAGGTAATTGGATATCTTTTGATTGGTTAGAAAAAGCAAAAGATAAAAAATTAAAGAAATGCGGAAATTGCAAAAAATGGGTTAGTTTTATTGTTTCTTTTAAAGATGAAAAAAGAATAAAAATTTGTCCAGAATGTAAACAAGAACGTCAATTTGATCTGGCAATAGCAGAATTTAAAACAGAAAATGGGATTTTATTTAGAAAAGATAAACAAGGAATATTTAAAGAAATTAGGATAGAAGATATCTGTGGATAATTAGTGAATAACTTATGTTGACTTTTAGTTTACAATCGTATACTATGATAGTAGAAAAGGTCGAATAAATCTAATTAACCAAATTATAAAATATATGACAATCCTAACAATACTTCTAATTATTACTTTACTAATATTTGCACCGTCGTCAGTATTAAGTATGTTAGCTCTTTTTATTTTAGTAAAGATTGTTAAATTTTTTTGGGAGGCTTAATTAAAAACCTTCCAAATCCTTTAGATATTTAATTAATCCTTTATGAGTTGTAGATTTAAGAACTCTATCTAAAACTACTCCCGCTGCTAATTTACCTAATTTGCTTTTAGGAATAAGTTTTTTTAATAATCCGGGTGCTGATTCTTTGGCTGTTTGATAAGCTGCTGGTGAATTAGTTCCAAGTAAGACATCAGCTACTACTGGTGCGCCTAAAATAGCACCAGCAGCTGGCAAAACATCTTTACCAACAAAACTACCCATTTTCTCAGTATCATTTTTAGGTATAAAAGGTTTATCTCGTTGTTCTCTATCTTGTGCTATTTGTTCTTTTGAACGCCCAAAAAAACCCAAAATTTTATCAACCATTGGATCGCCTATAGAAGCTAATCTTTGTTCTGATCCTTTAATACCTCCTACAATAAAATCTTTACCTGTATTTAATAAACCTTTTCCTGCTGATTTAACAGGATGTTCTGGTAATGCTGGAGTAGATGAACTTGTAGAAACTGATATGTTTGGATAATTTTCTAATCCGGATCCGGGAATATTAGAAGGGTGGGTAGCTAAAGGCAAAGGATTATTATTTAACCCACTATTATTTGTATTTGAATTACCTAAAGCAGATTGAACTTTTTGAATATAAGCTGGATTATTAGCAACTGGTCTACCATTTTCTAAATGTGATCCATTCCACATAGCAGCTATTTCTCCTGCATGATAACCTTGATCCTTCCAAGTTTTTATTTTTGCATAAGCAACCTTATCCTGATTAACAGGACTAAAATCATTCGGATCTAAACCAAACTGGGTAGCCCAATGTGCAAAATTACCTTTGTTAAATTGATATGCTCCGTGGCTTTCTCCATTATCACCGACAGCACTAAAATTATTATTGCTTTCAACTTTTCTGATTGCACGGGCTAAGGTAACTACTTGTGGATCAAGATTAGTAAAATCAATCATTTAAAATAGTCCTCCTAATGTAGTATTATTAGATAAATAAGAGGAATTAGTTAATGGTGTAGTACCCGATTGTAAATCATTCCAACCTTTCAATCCTGTACCTAATGCATTATTAAATCTTAATTGACCTTCCTGTTTAGCGGCAGTTATTAATGCCTGTAATCCTCCCATACTAAGAGAGCCATTAATTAATGCCTGAGCATTATCGGTTATATTACTAGGAATATTTCCTCCACTGCTGGAGGTTAATGCTTGCACAAGATTACGCAAATTTATAATATTGCTATCGAAAGTAGCTTGTCCTGTTGAACTAAAATATCTTCGGGCATCAGCAATCGTTGTATTAAGCGGTACAAAAGTAAATGGATTAATATTTTGTCCAGCAGTATTTTGGATAACTAAATTGCCAGCATCGTCAACATTTCTAAGAGATTGATATAAATTGGCGGCTTCTGGATATTTCTGCAGATATAATGACTTAGCAGCTTCAATTCCAGCTGTTTGTTGATTAGCAACATTTGATTGTTGAGCTGAGGCTGTACCTAAAGCAGTATTAGCATTGTAACCCATTGCTTGAGCCATTTGTAAAACTTGAGCTTGTACAGCTGGAGGCAAACTTCCCATGGGAACTGCCGAAGGTTGATTAGAAGCTAATAATTGAGCAAAAGTTTGTAAGGTTTGATAATAAGGATCATTAGGCTGGACAACTTGATTAGTATTTTGAGATTGTAATAGCGAAAATACATTCTGAGCAGTAGCTCCAGAATTTGGCAGTTGTTGATTTACAAAATCAGCTAATTGTTGAGGAGATGAAAATCCTTGATTAGTTTGAGTATTATAATATTCTGTAGCATTAGGATTAGACGGTGATGGACGTTGTCCAATCAATGAATTAAGGTTAGCTGCTCCTGAAGTTGTTTGTCGAGTAGTAGTATTAACCGAAGGACTGACTAAACCACCTGTCTGGGGATTTGTTATCGGCGCATTCAATCCACCAGCTGAAGATAGCAATGAGCCGATCGTGCCTGTTTGGGTATTAGCCGCTCCCAATTGCGCCACTGCCGCATTGTACTTTGGCGCTAAAGCCGCCTGTTTAGAAGCAATCAATTGAGCCAGTATTCCCTGCTGTCCAGTCTGCTGTGATAGCCCTTCTGGACGGGATAAAATATCGGCATTTGCCTGAGCGCCTTCTTGTCCTAATCTCGTCTGTTCTGCCGCCGTATCATTTATCATTTTTAAAGCATCGGTATAATTAGGATTTTGGGTATTAGCGGTATTGATTAAATTGCCAATAATGCCGCCTTGGCTGACTCCGGTAGTTCCCTGATTAGGTGGAGTATATTGCCCTGAAACCGGAGTAGTCTGAGGCGGAGTATATGTTGGGGTAATAGTTGTGTTTGAAGAATAAGAAGAACTACTGGAAGGTACAGTAGAAGCGGAAACTGTAGGCGAAGCCTGAGGCTGACCATAAACAGTCTCTTTGCCTGAAGGCGTATAGGCAGTGTCAAATTTAACATTGAAGTTGGAAACCCCGCTATCCTTAAAAAAGTCCTGTGGCGTGGCAAATTTCGTTTGTGACGACTTGTTATAGACCGTGCCATTGACTAAAGCATAAGTACTAGATAAATCCTTCAGTGCTGTTTGTGCTGAAGTCAATGTTGTTTTTGGCGCAGTAACATTGGTTGTCGGACTAGTTGCTTTTAAACCAATACTGGAAGTAGTGCTGGTAGGAACAGTACCGGTGGTCTGCAAAGAAGGACTAGATCCTTGCAGATAAGTGGAAGCACCGCCCTGTGGATTGTAAGTTGATGTTAAAGCCATAATTAACTAACGTGAGTTTGATACAAATTGGGATTAAGCAAAGGCATATCCACATCCTGCAAAACTACTGAGGTACTTTTACTGCCAAACTCGGCATCAAGCCTAGCCTCGCCGTCTTGGTAAAGCTCTTTATACATATCGCCCTTTTTATGATCCAAAGAACGAGTAGTGTAATAAATCATGCCCATACGATAAAGCGGCAGATCCTCGTAATCTTCCGGCAATAATGAAACCTCGCCAATGGTTGCGGTAGCGGCAGCCACAGTAGCGCCAGTATAGGGATTTTTTAAAGTTAAAACAGTAGAGCTGCTCACAGCATCAATCTGATACCACTGATTATCACCGTTAGCGGAATCAGTTGAACTGTGAGCAACCCTGATCCATTGTCCTTCCATCCATTTCAAAAAAGTAGCGCCAGTAGCAGTAACAGTAGAGGTGTTAGTAGTAATAGCAATATTAGCCGAACAGGTAACATCTGCCATAGATAAATCCACTGACCGAATCTTGTAATTCATGGTTATGGTATTGCCGTTAGATGAAGGCTTAGGAAATATCCCGACTTGGTTATTGAAAACATAAAAATAGGCAGGGAAATCCTGATTAAACTGTACCACATTCAAACTATCCCAAAATTGCCTTGAAGGGCATTCTTTGGGCTGCCAGATAACTCCGCCGATAGTCACAGTCAGATTGATTAACTTTTTGACTTGAGGCGGAAGGTTATAAAACTGGGTGCCTGAAACGGTGGTTGTGGTATAACTGCGCTCGTTAAAATAGTATTTTGATACCAGATAACGAATGGAATCATTAACAACTTCCATGCCCCAAGCAATGTTGTCAGTGGCGCTGTTGCCTATAATTCTTTGGATATCGCTGGAAAAGTATGAGCTATAGGTTTTCATATAAATTTAGCATGCTGAATTAATTCTAGTTTTGCAATGGGGATAATTAATTAGGCATGAACATAAAGAAGTTGCCGCCAGCATTAAACTTAATGGTTACCGCCTGAGCTATGGCATCCAGATTAGCCGCCCCTGTCCAAGTTGCGGTAAAGGTTTGCGCCCCGGATCCTGAACTAAGGCTATTTAAATAGCCGAAAATATAGTTATAGAATCCGCTATCGGTAAAAGAGGAAGTAAAGGTGCTTGTTCCGCCTGTAATCGCCAAAGAACTCAATGATCCGCTGGCTCTGGCAACCGCAAACCCGATAACTAACTCGCCTGCCCCACTGGCACTCGGTGTAGTAGATACAGTAGTTGCTGTTCCCGAAACATCGACATCGCTATCCTTGCCATTAACTTCATTGCCGCTGATAACCGATATTGCCGCTGCCGCTGCTGTGGTGCCAACATTGGGATGAACGCTAAGCGTATGGCTGCCCATTGCAGGATTTTTTAGATAATAGGTTTCAAAATAAGCATCACCGAAAGTCGTGCCATAATCGCCGTTATAAATCGCTCTGGTAAAAGCCGCCCCATTAAAAGTTATAGTTGCGCCATTGGCACCGGGACTGCTGTTCTTATCGATCAGCATCACTATAATCAAATCGCCGTTATTGTTATGCGTCCAAGTAAAAGGAAAACTAGTCTCGCCGCTGGCTGAATGTGAAGTATTGCCGATATTCATGCTTCCTGCGCCAATGCCACTAACTGCCATTTATTAAGGCTGTTAGCAGTGTTATAGAAAAAACCTAAAGTTAAAATTTTTGAAACAACTGTAGTGGTCGGCAAAGCAACTCCACCGGCAACATAAGAAGCATCCCAAGTTAAAGCTCTGGCTGTGCCATTATCTTTAATGCGAATAATTAAACTCTGGAAATTAAAGCCGGTACCAATAGGCTGGGCAAAAGTCGGCGCTGTAGCTAAAGCAGTTAACTCATAACATTCATAATTATCAATATCCGGAGTCGGGCTGGCAGTTGAAGTTGTGCTATAGACTCTAGGACGAATAGGCAAATTACCTAAAGTATTGGCGTCAATCAAAGGACTATCGGTGCCGTTATGGGTATGAATGGCAATCCGGGATAGATTAACCTGATTAAAAGCCTCTCTCTGAGTAAGAGCATTTTCCACTATTTGGCGAATATCATCATCTTTAGTCATATGGTCAAGATCCTTATTTCTTTTAGGCGCACATAAGAAGGGCTGGAATTAGTGGAATTTAAAACAATCTGAAATTGGACCCATTGGGCATTCTTAAAATTAACATCCCCAATACCGGAATAACTGCCGACTGTGGAATCAGTCAAAGCTGTAGTATAACCAGTGTTCTGCGTATCGAAAACTAAACGAGTTTTAATAACAATGCTTTCGCCGCTGACTAAGGGACGGGTTAATTTGTATTCAATTTTAGTAAACTCTTTCGGCTGCTGAAAAGTACCGATAGGTATCAAATCACTATCGATTGTAGTTTCAGAGCCAGTATAAGGATTGCTGGAAGTTGTATCCACACCATAGCCTGATGAGCCATTATCCCAGCCGATATACAGTCCGGCACCGGCAGGATTACTGCCTAAGTTAGCAATCATGGCGGAAGCATAGCCGGCATAAGTTCCATAGGATAATTTATTTGTTAGCCTTAATGCGTTGCTGTCCGTATCCACCGCCCATAAGCCGCCATATTGAGAAATAGTAGATCCACCATTAGTAGTAACCAAACAGCTAAAATAGATTTGATTTTTTAAAGTGGTAGCACCGCCCCAAGAAAAATAAGGCTCGATTGTTCCAGAGATGTGATCCGGAACTTTTTTGTAGAGCTGAACATTGGTGCCGTTAGTGATATATACTCGCCCACGATTACCAATAAAAATATAGGTATTGGTATTAACTGTTACCATTTTAGTAACATTATATTCCGGCAAAAGCAAGGGATAATTAAAAGTCGTGCTAAAACCATTCCAAGGATAAATAACATTAAAAGATCCGCCAACTAAGATATTCGTACCTAGATAAGTCAAGCACTGGGCTGTATCGGTTGTCGGCAAAAGATTGGTTTGGTCAAAAACATAAGTAGCTAAAGTTGTCGGCACAAAAGCAGTAGCGGGATTCTTTTCATAAAAGCGTCCAACCCAATTAGTATCACAATAAATAACCTGATTAGTTGGAGCAACAAAAGCTTCGTGAGAGACATTGCCGACTGCTTTTAATACTGGGCTAGGAACATTATTCCAAACTCCGATAGTTCCAGCTGAAGGATCCCATTGATAATTCCAAGAAACCTGGGCGGAGGAATCCGCTCTAGTATAATCAATAGCACGATCGCTGAATAAAAAAATATAATTGGTACCATCACTAGCTGCATAATAAACTAATCCATTACCATGAGAATAGGTATTAACTTTATTGCCAGTAAAAGTCCAATAACCAGAACTAAGAGTAACTCGACTATTGCTCCAAACTTGTCCTAAATGATCAACCATCCAATAAGCAGGAACATTAAGCGATGCATAAGCAAAATGCTTTGGTCGTCCCATATTGACTGTTGCCCAATTACCAGTTAAAGAATCTGCTGTAATATCAACCAAACTGGAACCGCTATAATTTGATCGCAGCTTATAGACACCTCCAGCCACTATTTCAATCCAATAAAAAGTATTTAAAGCTATACCCTTAGTAGCATCGCTTAAAGAGGAAAAATAAATTACCTGACCAGTTTCCAAAAAATTATTACTTAAACTAACAGTATCGCCACTGGCTGATGAAGTTGTCATTGTTCCTGAACTGGCAGGTGGAGTAACCGACGATGTTTTAAAATTAACCGAAGCCTCCCCAGGCACAGAAATAATATTAGCATTGCGCATATCGGCAATGCCATTAAAAGGGTTATCGGCTATTCCTTTCTCCCAGCCGTCAATAACCAAACTATCATCGGATTTATCAAAATGATAAGCCATTAATCATCTAAATTTTTATTGGCAAAATGCAGGCTTTGTACTTGTTGTTACCAAAGTACCCGTTAGTTGGGTACTATAAGATAATTAAAATCCTGACACACTAGCGCAGGCAGTAGTGCTTAAAGTAAAAGAGGTTGCTCCAGCTGCCACATAAGCATAAATAGCTGAACCATCTGCTCTATATAATTTTAAACAGGTTCCTTTATTTTGTCCTGCTCTACCAAATTCTAAAGTTGTAGTTGAATTTGCGACTGAATTAGTAATTTGTGAATTAGCAACAGGTGTAGTTGTACCAATACCAACGTTTCCATTCGCTGTAATTCTCATTTGTTCAATACGGGTAGTAGAAGCAGTTGGAGTGGTTTCAAATTTCAAATACGCACCTTGATTTGTTCCTGGTAACCAAGCCTCACTAGAAAAAGATGATAAACCAGCTGCATTAATGCTAGTAGTCGGAGTAGTAGTGCTAACCGCTCCAAAAAGGAAAAAACCCAAACGGTTATCCGCTCCTGTAGGAGTAATTGTATCAGCTATAATTCCTGCTCCCGCCGCTGAACTTGGAGTTCCATTATTAACTGCCCGTAAAACATTAGTACCTGATGGATTACTTAGATCTAATGTATACCCAGCAGTACTAGTTCCTATATAAACCTGCCCAAAATTATTCATTCCAATTATGTTAGTGCCTCCAATAATTGGAGTAGTTACATTAGTAAAATTATTAAAAATGGATTTATTACCTGAACCGTTTCCCAAATCAATTCCAGTAGCAAAACCATTAATATTATTTAAAGCTACCATAGTCGAAGAAGTATTAACTAATTGAATACCAGTATCTGACGCAATATTCCCATTATTAAGATTAGAAGTTATATCATTACCATAAATATTCCCAAAAACTACTTGACTAGCATAAATTCCTTGATGACCAGTATTTTCTTCGTTTTGTTCAGTAGAAGAAGAAGTTAAAACAGAATTGCCATTTACTAAAACATGTTTAAGTTGGGAAACAGATGCTCCAAATAATCCAATTTTTCCATCCTGAAGCAAATTATTATTAATTATCATATTAGAAGGAGTACGTGTAGCAGAAGCAGAGGCTCCATCTTCCTGAATAACAATATCTCCTGCCACCGAAGTTGTACCTAATGGTGAAGTAACAATGTTACTGTTAATAGCCAAATAATAATTAGGTGCTTGTTCATTACCAAAAACTACATTTCCTTTACAATTATTTAGAGCAAAATTGACACGGGAAATACCTGTTAAATCCATGCAGTTGGTATCAAAATTTATATTTTCAGTGCCTCCTTGGTTTACAGTCTGTTCAAAAAAGTTACCGATAACATTAATATCAGTAGTTGTAGAAAGTTGGGTGCTGTCTGGTGCGCCTCCGCCTAAAAGGTCTTGCCATCCATTTCCTTGAAAATAATTATTTAAATAAGAAATATCAGTAGTAGTTGAACCATCATCAGCATAAACAAAACTTCCAAAACCATTCATATTAGTAAAACTATTATTGCTAATTTTAGCATTTTTAACTGCATCTACCCGTAACCCAACTTTTAAAGTACCAAATGAGCCAGTTTGGTTAACACCGGATATTTGCATATTATTTACTCCAACATTATTCACAGCAAAAAGAGAAATTGCACCGCCAAAATTATTAGATCCTTGTAAAATCGTACCATCTCCTTCACCTATAAAATTAGAATTATTAACTAAATTAACTCTAAAATTAGAACTAGTTGTTGCGGTATTATTATAAGTCCCCGCCTTAAGTAAAATCGTGCCGCCTGTAGTAGAAGCTGCTGTAAATGCTTGATTTATTCCTACTTCCGCACCTGTAGTAGTAGCTAAATAATTGCAACTACCATTTGAACAAACGGTAATATATGTTGAAGAAAAACCTAAAGAACTAGTTGCAACAGGAGCATAAGTGCCATCACTTTGCCCTAATAATATTTGTCCAGATGAAGGAGATGTTCCTGTCCCCGTACCTCCCTGATAAGTTTGAATTACTGGTTGGGCGGCATCAGCTAACTTTGATTGATAATCCGTTGCAAAGTACAACCCTATAAAAGCAACAAGGGTTAAAACTCCTAAACTAAACCATTTAAATTTAGACATAGATTAGTTATGGAAACTGACAATAGAACCGCCAGTCCCCACCGCATTTGTTAAAGTTATGGTCGGGCTGGAATAAGTGTAGCCATTACCCGATGAATAACCTTGCCCATTAACTAATAAAAAAACAGGGTCGTTAGATACTGTAAATACTTTATTTGAATTATCGATAGTCCCAACAGGAATCTCCGCTGTCAGCGATCCGCCGCCTGTACCAGTTCCCGCATAAATGTTATTCGCATTTGCCACCATAGTATCGTAAATATTATTTAGGCTGGCCATAAAAAGAAAAAATTTAAAAGTAGCTTAATAACAGATTATTAAGTTCCTTTCATTTTTGCTATGGGGATATTAACCTCTCATTCGCTTAACCTCTTCAAAAGCCCGTTTTAATACTTCCCTTTCATCCTGCAATTGCTTGGCTAAATCGTTAAGAGAACTTTCAGTCCTTAACAAACTGTCTCTTTTGGCAATTAAAGTTTGTTCGATTAAAGCTAATTCTGTTTTACGCTGGTTTATTTCCTGATCTGCCTTTTGCTTATCAGCGGTAAAACTGGCAATTTCTGCTGTCAGCTGTTTAGCTGAATCAGCGGTATTTTTAAATTGCTGATCTATTCCCTGCTGTTTAATAATTAATCTCTGTTCCCATTGCTTTAAATCCTGTTCTTTTTCGCCTGTTTTATCCAATTTATCTTCCAGCCTTTCTGTCAGTTCCTCAACCCTTTGCTCTTTTTCCTTCAGATCCTTTAAAAAGTTTTCCGCATCCTTGACTTTCTTTTCCGTGCCTTCTTTTAAAACTGTAAAAGGCACCATTAAACTTAGCTTTTTTGCTTCCAAAGTTTGAATTTCCTGCTGTCTTTCTTTTACTCTCTGGCTATGTTCTTCTTCTTCTTTAACCCAAATCTCTTTTTGTTTTGCTAAAGTATTGTAAAAATCAGCCTGAGAGTTTGCTAATTCTTTTCGAGTTTTATCCGCTATCTTTTGAATTTCCTGACTACGCAAAAGCTCCCTCGCACTCTCCTGCCCCTTTAAATCCTTTATTGCTGTAGGCTCAAGTAATTTCATTTAGGCAATGTTTTAACCTTTAATGGTTTTTTCTCTTTAGGCGCTTCCTTCTCTTCGCCAGCCTGTTTTAATTCCGCAAACTCCGAAATGTTGGTAGGAACGGCAACAGGCTGACTACTTGGCTTTTCCTTTAAATCATTCATTATTTCTTCTTTAATTTGCGCTCGCATTACCTGAATTTCCGGAGATTCCTCATCTACCGCAAGCGGTCTGACAATCTTGTCTTCCCATATTTTCCGAGCTGCCGGTACTCCTAAAGACGAAGCCGCTCGATACATATTCGGCTGAGTATTGGGATTTTTCTTGTAATACTCAACTTCATCAAGTTTGGCATTGCCGATCATTATTTTATTAACCAGCTCATCCGTCATTTTATCCGCAAGATGATGCGGTAACTCGACTGTCTGCCCCGCTTTAACGACTATTGGGCTGCCGCCCCATGCTGATACAAAATCCTCCTCAGTGATATTGGTAAATGCAAAACGCAATGATGGATTATAGACTCCATCATTTTTATTAACTAAACTGCTCATTTTTATTTCCTTTCGAGGGAATAGTTAAAATCCCTATAAAAAATATATAGGGATTATAACATAAAACTTAAACTTTTTTAGTAGACCAGTATTTTTGTTTCCTTTTTTCTTTCATCATTTTACTACGCCATTTTTTAGTTTCTGGCAAATTTTCATGCATAATTCCGTGTTCACTACGATTTAAAAGCTGTAAATTTTCTATTCGATTATCTTGTTTATTATGATTAATATGATGTACTAATTCCTCTCTTAAGAGAGGTCTACCTAAATGTTCTGCCATGACAATTCGATGTTCACTAACATATCCATGACTATTAGCCATTAAATTATTAGGTAAATACAATTTTATATATCCTTTTTTAGTTACTATTTTGTGTGAAGTATTATATCTTTTACCTTTATGAGCTAAAGATAATTTCAATCTAGTTCTTTGAGAAGGAAATAATCCAATATGAGCTTGACTTATTTTATCTTTTGTTTTTTGACTTAATTTCCGTCCAAAGGGATTGCGTAAACGGCGAGGAATATTAAATTTTTTAAGATATTTTAAAATTGTAGCTTCACCATAATTTAATTCTTTTGCTACAACTCTGATAGATTTTTGATCTATGATATATAGCTTATATAATTGTTTTTTATTCATAAAATAATACCCTTACTCTTAATAATAAGTAAGGGTATTATAGCATGAATTGGTAAACTTTACTCAATCTATAACGAGAAAAACCATATCGTATTCCGTAGTAGCGCTGATTCCCATTGTATAACCGACAATAGGAGTACCCGCAATAGTTGGAGCAAGCGAGCCGATTGTGCCGCCGACAAGGATACCTACAGCCAATCCGGCAGTCGCAAATGTGCCTGTTACCAAACAGCCGACTGGTCCATGAGTTTGGATCCAGCCATATTGAGCATTAGTAATGCCATAAACCCCAACACCAACCGGGACCGCAGTCATGGTAGCTGGCGCTACGACAACGCCATTATATGGGCTAAGCATAAACACAACTTTTGAAGATGTAGTAAGAGCAACTTGGATAGGATCTTCCAAAGTCACAACGCAGTTAGCTGCGGAAGAAACCGCAGTGTTGCCTTTGACTTTGTAAGTATAACCCTGACCCGGCGTAACCGCTACGGACATAAATCCGCCAGCAAGCAGGTTAGCAGCCAAAGTCAAAGAGCCTGTAAGAGTAACTTGTGTGGCACCTACAGCTGCCGCCGCTACCGCCAATCCGCCAGCCGGCGAAAGGTTAGTAGCATCCTGTGCTGGTCCTTGATAGACCTTGCCCGGCACAACAGTTGTTGCGCCAACCAAAGCGTATCTAAAGCCCCGACCATCCCCAGTGGTTGCAAAAGCGCCAAGATCAGTTGCCTGAGTCGAGGAACTGGTAAAGACATCCTGAGGAGTAATGCCGATAGCACCTTTAAGTGAAGACATAATTTTTAATATTTAATGATTAAGAAGCAGTAGTAACAGCTACCCAAGTAGTGCCGCCATCGCTGTTAACATATATCCGAGTAGAACTGGAACTGCCGTCAGTTCTGACATAAAGAGAACCTTGTTTTGCGGAATAAGTAGGAGCGCCAGATCCGGCATTAAAGCCAATGCCTAAGAGTTGAAATTCATTCAGTGATTTTGATAAATCAACCGCCATAATAACTCCTTTCTTAAATCCCGGTAATCCCCGTCAGTTTTCCGTGCCTGCGAGGATTATCAGTGATAAGGTTACCAGCTAGGATAATGAAGCTGTTAAAGGCAAATTGAGTTGTAGTCTTGATAAAACCAGTCCAATAAAACCCTAAGTTGCCAACTTCATTGTATTGATTACCGGCAAAAAGCTTCCCGGCAACATCGACTTTGCGGCTGCCTTCAAAAGCATCAAGATCGGCATCCAAGCCGTAGAAGTTCATAAAGTTTTCATTGATGAAAACCATGACTCCGCTCGTAGCTTTTCTATCCGGCACGATTTCCATACCGGCATACATCAAACCGGCAAAACCTTCATAGCCTTTGTAGTTAGGAACGATATTAACTTCCTTAAAGATTTTCTCTTGCGGAAGCAAAAGTTGTTCATACAAAGCCCAAGTCGGATAATCAGTATATGCACGGGTTGGTGCAATTGTCGCATCTGCGATTGCATTGTAAAGCGTTCTCATAGTCGTCAAACTAAGAGTTGCCGCAGAAGTAACTGTGCCTTTAAGAGTTGTGTAAGTAGAACGTGAAAGACCGCCGATTGTGGTGACAGAAGTTCCGTCATCGACTAAAGCGCCAAGACCTAAAAGGTCTTTATTGCTATTGCCGGTACCATCACCCCAAAGCATTGTGCCAATGCCGTCAGCCAGATCTTGCGCCCGGCTTTGCATTTCAACACGAGTTAAATCAAGCACTTTAGCTGCGGTATTGTTGCTGATAAGATCAGTTCCAGCCAAAGCAACATTGGCTGCCACAAATCTCGGATTGTACTTCAAAAGCACACGAGTATCTGTGAAGCTAGTCGGCAAAGTATCAAATCCCAAAAAGGAAGTGATAGCTGTGCCAATTTGATACTTGATTAAATGTGTTATCTTTAGCTTTTATTCGCTAAAGTTCGGACTATAGCATCGCTATAATAAGCGTTCTTTCACTTAGTCTCTACGGCTGCAAAATTGACAGGTTTTCTAAATACCTTTTTTAAATTTTTAAGTTCTTGATATAATTCTTCCCTTTTTTGTAATTCAATTTGAGATAATTGTTGGTAACGTCTTTTTTCATTTCCTATAAGATGTCGTTCATAAAAACGTATTGCTAATCTTGCTTGAGAACGTTTATATTTCAAAAATGGCTCAATTTCTTTAAGAAAATAATAGGCTTTTTTTGTAGTTAATTGCCACATATAACTATTATCTCTTTTAACATTATGGATATATCCTCCAAAATTTCCGACTAGCCAATCCATAATTTCACCATCTTGTTGTCCAACAGCAACTCGTAAGGTATATTGCTTACTTTTACCACGTGGTATAGTTCTATTTTCTTTCACTAAACCTATAAAACCTTCTCCGTCTATAAACCCAGCAGTATAAGCAAGTTTTAATTCTTTATATTGCTTCATATACCTATATCATATCAAGTAGGTATTTAGTTGTCAATGTGCTTGCCAGGGGTTAACAATTTCAGTATTCCCCTAATCAGAAAGAATTTTACTTCCCCATCAAGTTATTAAAAACTAAAATTAATTAGCTTTATACTTAAAAGTTTAGGGAAGTCCATCGTCGCTGCTCCGAAACGTTTAGTCTTCGAAAGCATTTTTGTTGCGAAGGTGTTGCTTCTCAATACAGTATCGACAACCCTCGGAATTATCTCTTCAAGAGTGAGGGTATCCACGACATTATTGAAAGCCATATTAGTAAATTTTAATTATTTTATATGCGGTTGCGCCACGCCTGCCAATCAAACGGATTCCAGTTTTTGTCCTTTTCACCCTGATCATTAAAGCTGGTTTCTCCTTGAGTTTTATTGCTGGACAGCGCCGCCACATTATCTCTCGCCTGAGTTTTTACAGCCCTACTCGACTGAGTTTTTAGCTCGTAAATTTCCCAAGCTTTCTCAAAAGGCAGAAGATCACCGCTATAATTTCCTTCATCATTCTTTGGAGTATACTCATCCACAATATCCAATAATGCGGATTGTTCCTGATCGGTTAATTGCCGACCGACAAAGTCCTCTAAAGACTCAAAGTTAGAATCAATTTGATCGACATTTTCGTTGATGCGTTCAGCCTCTGCCGAACGTTCATTCCGAACTGCTTCTAAAGCTTCTTCCCTGGCATTCTCAATCGCCTGCTGTTGCAGTCGCTGAGTAATCTTTAACTGATTTTTCCAAGCTTTATTAGAAGCTTCACTGTCACCAAAATTTTCTATCCAGAGCTTATAGGCTTCATCTTCCGGATCAATATCCGCACCAGAATCACGAGGCTCATTTTCTAAAGCGTGTGCCTTAGCTTTCCATTCTTCCGCTTCCTGCTGGAAGCGTTTTGCCTCATCGTGGAACTTTTTAAACCGGCTGTAAGGGACTTTAGTTTCTTCTTCTTGTTCCTTTTCCGGCTCTTCTTTAGGAACTTCTGCTGGCTTTTCTTCTTCCTTTTGCTCTTCTTCCTTGATTGGCTGTTCTTCTGAACCGACAATCTTCTGCGCTCCTTCACCAAAGGCGGGAGCGTTTAAATCTATCTTTTCCATATTGTTACGGGTTTATTATTTTACTTTCCAAACCGAGAAGGAAAGGATTTTAATAACTGCTAAGCCGACTGGTTAGCAGTGAATCAACAATTCATTTTATTCGCCATTTTCTTTTTCTTATCTTTCATTTCCTCAATTTCTTCTTTAGCTTCTTTCTTCAATTCACCCTTTTTAAATTTCTTGCCTTTTAAAATATCTTTTTCTAAATGCATTATTCTTCCTTTCTGATACCACGCCTTACTTCTTCTTCATGAATTGGATGTAATGGTAAATACTTAGTTCCTTTATGATGCATTTTCTTAGCTATTTCTCTTTTTTTAACATCTCTTCCTTTGATAATCCAGCCATGTTTTAATGCTTCTTCAGGAGAAGTTAAACTTGGATTTGGTTTTTTCCCTTCTGATAATCTTTTTTTTTCTAAATTTTTAGCATTTGAAAATATCCTATCCATCCTATCATTATATCTTTGTGCACCTGTTTTATAATTTGCCATAATTAAATATTTTATTTATCTTAATCGATACATACTTTGTCCTTTAAACTGTCCAATCTTATGTTTTCTTTTAGCATAATCACTTTTTTCGAATTCTTTAGATGACATATTTTCTCTAACTTTTTCCCATCCTCCACGGATAGTTCTTTCATAAACATGACCTTTCATTCTTTTAGCCATCTCATGCTTTTTCTCTGCCATCTTCCCTTTTTTAGTTTCTTTTGAACCTTTCATATATCCTAATTTATTTAATGTTCCATAAACAGCACCAGGATTACCCGGATACTCTTTTTTAAGTTTTTCCTCAAGAAATTTGGGCATTTTATCTTTTCCAAGCTGCTAAATGTTTTTGAATCCAAGGATCATTCTTAGCATTCTTCCAAGCTTCCTTTTTCTTAAACTTCTCTGTTTTACTCTCTTTATTTTTATGCCGTTCAATAGATTTAGCAGTAGCCTTAGACATCTTAGAAGCCATCGCAGCTTTCTTTTCTGCTACTATCTTTTTAAAATTAGCTTCTGCGCTAGATCCGAATCCCATATATTTAAAATGGTAATTTATTCTTTTTACGATTCCTTTTCATACTCTTCCCAAAAGCTTTAACATTCAAACCTGAATCAAAATGACTATGCATATACCGATCAAATCGTTTTACACTTTTACTTTTAGCTTCTCCTTTTCTAGGTAAAGGATCTCCCAAATATGGCATCTGCATCTTTTTTGCAACATCTTTTTTATTCATAAAAAAACATTAAAACTTTTTTAAAAGGTTTGCTATGGGGATATTTACTCCATTTTTTCTGCCATCTTCCTTTTTTGCTTACTCAACCAAACCCCTTCATCAAATGAAGGACTATTTTTGCTATAACGCCTCTGCGGACTCTCCGGATCAATATTCTTTTTATCGCCCCAATCCTCTCCTGCCCGATGACCACTGCCACCCGTTAAGGTCATAAAATGACCAGTACGCCGTTTAAAATTAATCGCCTTGCTCCAGCTATAGCCTTTACGCTGATAGCCTACTTTTTGGCTTTGCCTTCTCATTTTTGTTGTATCGGCACTGACCTTAATAATTCCTGACTTTGAGTAGCAACAGGCTCCTGTGGCTTAATGCCTCCCGGCTGTGAAGCTCCGATGTTGCTGACAATATCAGAACCAGTGCCCGGCTGTTCTCCCGGCAAAGGCGCACCCGGCATTCCCGGCATTTGTGGCTGTCCCGGAGTTTGTCCGGCAAAAGCAAAAGACGGCAAATACTGCTGAGGCTGGATAACGCCCTTTTGCAACAACTGCCAAAGTATCAGCTGATTAGCCGCCTGATCAGGATCCGGAAAATCCAGCTTCTTGTACAGGCTCTTTGGATCAATAGCATTTGCAGACCATAAATCAATAGCCTCATTCCTTTGTGTAAGCGGATCCTTCGGTACCAGACTGCCTTCTTTAACAGTAATCTTTAGGGTTTTAATAAGCGAAAACTTATCATTTTTTAAAGTTACCAGCTCCATACCGCTCTGTTCGCCAGCCGCCGCTATAAAATGCTCTTCATCGTAATAAACAAACATGAACTGCACCCAGAAGTTATAAATGCTGTCAGCAACCTGTTCGATATATTCGGTGATGCCTCCGCCAATACGAGAGCTGTCAGCCTGATTAACCATTATCTTACCCCGGACAGTTTCCTGCTCTTTAATGCCTTCTGCCGTTGATCCGCTAGTGCCAAAAATATTCTTTAGCTCTGACCGGGCATCCCGTAAACTGTTAAAAACATCTGCCGGCAAAGCAGGACGTTGAGGAAACAGTACCGCTTTATTAACATCGCCCGTAGGCACCCTAATAGCCATGCCTTTTCTTAAAGCTGATGCGGCTTGGCTGGCTTGATCCTCAGTAAACATAGAGCCGCTGACAACCATGCCATTATTCATACCCTCGACATTCCGTTCAATCTGCACTTCCCTGCGGTTGATTTTATCTTGTTGCGGAATATTTTGGAGTATAAGGCTGGTGTTATCGTGAGGCTGTTCCCCGGTATTGAAAATCGACAAAAACAAATAAGGATAAGCAGGTTCGTCTAAATGATTGATTGCGGTAACAGTAACTTGCTCCATTTTCTGAGTCATCATATTCATCTGCTCTTCCTGCCCATCATAATTCCAATTCGGATTTTTGTACTTGCCCAAAAGCATCTCATCCAATGTGAAAATAACATCCCGCCCTTTATACCACCATTCATAATACTCAAGCTCTGTGCCTTTTTTCTTGCCTGCCTTTTCTAAAATTTCCTGTTTCTTTTTCGGAAACATTTCCATTAAAGTAGCGGCATCAATCTTCCGCTTTTCTCCCAAGTAAGTGCCGATAAACCAGCCTCGTTCATCGATATACCCCTGCCTATCGAATATCATTCGTTTGGCATTGATAACCTCGGTTTTTATCTTTTTGGTAATCGGATCCCAGCTGACCTTCCAAACGCCGATGCGATTAAGCATCCAGCCTCTGGCTCCCTTTGCCAATTTTCTTCTTAAATGCTGGACATCGGCTTCATGCGCTAAAGCGACTTTGATATCATTAGCCAGATTCTGCCCCACCTCTCCCGGATCAGCAGTTACTAAAGGCTCGGGGTTAGCTCTGGTAGCCATAGGCAAAAACGTCTCCACTGCTTCAAAAATTAAATTGTCCGTAACCTCTGTGGCTGGATTGCCGCTGTTAGCCTCCTGCTGTCTATGCTTGCCAACCCAGTAATCAAAACTTAACGTTTGCCCTTTCTCAATGCCTGCATAATAAACCTTGTAATCCCTTTTCCATTGGGCAATCAGCTCCATTATTTCTTTTTCATCCAAAGTAGATTCATAGGGATCAATAGGCTGAGTGTTGCTATTTTCATTTGTTCCTTCCGCCTTGTTAGTATCATTAAAAAGACCGAGTGCATTCCTGATTGCACCCATAATTCCTTGCTGGGCTTGGGGGTCATAATTTAAAGCCATATTTGCAAGTTTAAAAATAAATTAACAACTCTGCTATGGGGATAAAACCTTAGGAACGAAAGCGGTGTTGTTAGGCAAAACATCAATTCCTTCTTGAGCAAAACTATTGTCAGTCGGCGAATGAAAACTGCTGGCTGTTTCCATAAACCTGTCCAAGCCAATCCGCAAATAGACTTGAGCAAAAGGATAATCACAACGACCCGTTGAAGGCTTATGCCATTCAAATACAGGCGGTCCGACATCGCTTAACTCAACAGTTCGGTACATACCCAGCCATTCAATCATGTAATCGTACCAATCTTTTTCCGTCCCATAAACAGGCATTCTTTTTTCAGCAAACTCATCCACAACCAGCTGAAGCATTTTATTGCGGTCAGCCACAACAGTGCCGTCCTCATCATTCCAGCGAATCAATTCATCATTTTTGCGGTCCCGGCCAAAGAAGCAAAGGAATACTCGGTTCGGAAATTCCTCCCGCAGTTTTCTGGGACCGATAATATCCCCGCCCTGATCAATGACACAGATAGCCTTGCTCCAACGCTTCATCAAATTTCTAACCTCAGTATAATCCTCAGTCTTGTTGTAATAGAAGGTGCCATACTTATTGCCCATAACCAGATTAATGCCAATGCCGGTATCCACGCCAATGATAGGCCGGGCATCCTGCGGATTAACCCTCTCGGTTAAATTCTGCAAAAACATCTGCCTTGTTAAAACATTACCCTTGCCGACATAAGGCTGACCCAGCACAAAATTAGTAAACTGCTCTTCAGTCATTTCCTTTTTTTTATCCAAAACATACTGAGCGGATTTAGTCGGAGCAATTAACAAAGAAATCCAATAGCCGCTAATATCCCTATCCTGATATTTCCTAACCCATTTCCCTCTCTGCCTTTCAATTTCCTTCTTGCATTTCATACAGCCATAGTAAGGCACATTATCCCGATACATAATATTCTGCATGGTTAAAAACTGCCATTCATTACAAGACTGGCATTTGATAAACCAATGCTTCTGATCCGACACTTGCCAAAATTTATCTACACCATGACCCGGAGCCGAAGGATTGGAAAAGTACCAAGCCCAGCCATACTTTGAGTGCTGTAAGCGGCTTTGAAACTGCATGACAATTTCCTCTTTGCTTCTATCGGTCTCATCCGAAATATACAAATCAGCAGGCGTGGCAATAGCCGCCCGCTCAGTCCACGTGCCTTTAAAATAAATAACATTATCGCCGACCCTTTTCTGCTCAATGCTGTCCTTATCCGCTGTCCAAGTTTGGAACACGGCATTGTGGGCAATGAGCCGATTAGTCTTGCCGCTGACGAAATCTTTAATATCCGAAGCCGAAGGCAAAGAATAAATGATATCCATGCCCTTGTACTTCGCCAGCCACATAGCCTTAATATTAGCCATCGTGGAAAAGCCAACCTGAGCGCACTTTAAAATACTTTGCTTCGGCGCAAAGTCTTCATAGATATCAACAAGGTACTGATGGTCACGAAAATCTAAAGGCTGACCCTGATCGTTAGTAATCTGATAGCCTTTAAGAAAAACATAGATTTGGTGTTTAGCGGCTTCCTTCCATAATTCCATTACTCATCGCTTTTTTTTAATTTCTTGACCATTTCTATTGCCAATTCTTCCATATCAATATCAGCTTTTACTTTTTCTTCTAATTCAACTTGATGATGTTCTTTAACTTTACCATCAATCCTGTCTAAAATTTCTCTAATAGCAGAAGTATCACCTTCATTTAATGCTTTACTAACTAATAATTTTTTAATTAACAAAGTGGCGTAAGTTCGTCCTTGCTTATCTTCTGCAGAAACTTTTTCTAATTCCTGCCTTAAAAGCGTAGTTAAAGATAAGCTACCCTTAGGTCGCCCATTAGCATTTCCTGTCCATTCTGCACCCGGTTTAAATAATTTTGTTGGCATTTCAGTTTAATCTCAGTTTAAGCTGAATAGATAAATCAATTAATAATTTCTACACCACAATTGGGACAATATTTTTTCTCTTCTGACAATTCTAAGTTAAAAATTTGTTTTAATTCCTTATTTTCAAAACCAGCAATATTTAATAATTCTTCATCAAAATTAGCCAATAAATCATAATCCCATTCGCCTAAATTCTTGTTCAGCCTGATATTAAGCTCCTGCTCTTTTTTCAGATCCGGAATCTTCACATAAACCACCGGCATATCCTTAAAGCCCATTTCCTGACAAACCCGAAACCGCTGATGCCCGCCAATGATGATATTCTGCCTTCCTTTGGCTGAATTGACCACAATCGGCTCTACCAGCCCAAACCGCCTAATACTCTCCACAATAGCCAATTTTTGAGCTTTGGTGAGCTGTCTAGGATTATACTCAGCCATTTTAAGGTCTTCCATTTTCACCTGCACAATGTTCATAGCTGTAAATATTGGGGATAGTATTTATAAAACAAAGGGTCTTTAGGCTGTAAGATATCTTTTTTAAAAATCTTTGCGTACAATCTTTTTTCCGGCACCTTTTTATTTAAATCCTTCCTTAGCACAAACTGCTGTTTGCATTGAATACAAATCACTCTTAAAGCATCGGTGTCGATGATATTAACCAAGCTATGGCAAGATCGCTTATTGTCGCACCACGGCAAGAACGCCTCCAGTATCAAGATTGCAAAAGTAATATTTCTGATCCTGATAATTAATCGAATCAATCGCCCAAGCTTTCACAAAAACATAATCGCCTGTTTTTAAAACATTAAACGCAGGAACACTGTCCCCAATCGCCACCACCTGAGCATACTCCACCACAGTATCCCTGCTGGAAGTATCCAATACTCCTGCCTGCACTTCTTCAATTTTTAACTGTATGTTATTGCCCAAAGGTCGGATAGTCATTTTAAAACAAGTTTAATATTTTCCAGATCCTCTGCCGGCTGCCAATCAGTTTTTACCAGCTTTGTAATGCTGACAATTCCCTGATCGCCGCTCGGAAAAGTAAAAGGATAAGCTATGGTCTTAACCTGAGTCTTCTTATCAGTAAAAACCTTATCATCTTTATTGATGTTAAATTCCAGATTTATCATCTTCCCTTTCAGTTAAGATTGCATGAGTAGTTATAAATATGCCGGCAGCACTAACAGCATTAGTTAAAGCGCACCTTTCAACTTTAGTCGGATCAATAATTCCCTCAAGGAGCAAATCGCAAAACGTTCCATCTTTAACATCATAGCCGACATTTTCATTAAGAGTTGAAGCAATCTCGATATAGTCCTTGCCGGCATTTTCCAAAATCTTTTTTAAGGGAGCTTGCAGTGCTTTCTTTAAAATCTCCAAGCCGATTGTTGCTCCTTCCAGCTCCTGTGAGATCAGCCAGAAAGTCATGCCACTGCCCAAGACAATACCTTCCGCTAACGCCGCCTCCACTGCCTTAACGCTGTCTTCGGTTTTCAACCTCAAGTAATCCCGTTCAAAATCAGTTGCCGCACCAATCTTCAAAACCGCCAAGCCGCCTTTTAGCTTTGCTACCCTATCCCGGATCTTTTCCGCCGCATAGGAATTAGGTTCATTCTCCGCCTGCATCTCCAGCATCTTGGCATACTGCTTGCTGGCTATTCCATCGGTAGTAAATAAAGTTTGATTATTGGTGCTGATAACTTTCTTTGCCCAGCCTAAATATTCTTTTTTAAAAGTCTGAAAAGTTACTCCGCTATTATTGCCCACTGCCTTTGCTCCCGTTGCTCCTTCAATATCCTGCAATAGCCAAGTGCTTGCTCTAATCACCAAACTGTTAAAAGTCCCTATCAATTTATTCTGGACCAACAATCCCAAAATCGCATCATCAATATCATCACAAACAACCACACACTGATTGATCCCTTCCTTTTTAAACATTTCAAAGATCGGAGCAATGTCGCTGATGTTGGCAATTTTCTTCTCACTGATCAAAATCGGCACATCGCTATATATCGCCTTGCCACTTTTTTTATCGGTAATGAAATGCGGTGACATGAACCCCACATCCGCTTTATAGCCATCGACAATCTCGTAATTGGTCTCAAAAGTCTTGCTATCCTCGATATTAACAGTGGCATCATTGCCGAGCTTCTGGATAATTTCCGCAATCAATTTGGCAATCTGCGTATTCTCACTGCTAATCAAAGCAACCTTTTCCACGTCTTCCGGTTTTAAAACAATGCTTCTCTTTTTTAAAATTGCTAAAACCTTTTCCTCCGCCGATTTCAAAGACTGCCTAATTTCCAGAGGACTCTCTGGCCTTTTTAAACATTCCTGAATAATTGCCTGTGCCAATACCGCAACTGTGGTTGTGCCATCGCCGACATCATCATTCTGCTGGCTGGTAATATTACGAATAACATAAGCCCCGGCATCCTCCTGCTTATCCGCTAAACGCAGATGCCCGGCAATGGTAAAGCCGTCATTGGTAATTTTTGGCTGGAGCGGATCGTCCAAGTAAACATTCTTGCCTTTAGGTCCCAAAGTTCCTGATACCGCAGTATAGGCAGTATCAAAACCCTTAAGCATTTTATCCATTGCGATTTTACCAAACAAAATATCTTTAGCCATATTTTAAAATAGATCAGTAATATCTTTTGATTTATTAAATTTTTCTTTAAAATTCTCTGGATTAATAAACTGAGTATGTGTATTTATTTCAACATGCGATTTTATTAGTTCTTCCAATTGATCCTTTTTATCAGATTTTAATGTGGTAATAATTGCCCACCGAGCAAAAAACAAACCTGCTAGACAGCCTGCTAGGAATCCGATTATCAAAAAAACTATATTCATAAACCTAGTATAGCATTATAAACCAAATGTGTCATTGCTTACTCCCACTCCTTCAAAAGCCGCTTCATTCCGGTTGGAGGCTTCTATAAGTTCGTTTAATTTATCCATTGGGTTCATACCCTCTTCAGATTTTTTTAATTGATGGGCTGTTTCAGGCACAGCCCTGGCCTATGTAAGTCCGCCCTCGGCGGACATTCGTCCTATACGGAACGGACGAGCTTATTAGGTGTCCGATTTTATCGGACAACTGAACTTAGCGGTTCAAGACTTCGGTAAGGGTCATTTATCGCTTCGTAAAGCAATCCACAACCCGTCAGCCAGGCAAACAAAGCAATCGCAAGCCATTCTTTCATTTCACTCTCCTTAAATTTATACTCACTAAGCCGACCCGCATTTGCCTTAGCACGCGTGAGGGACGGCATAGAAAATATAAATTTATTTCTTTTCTCTCGCTTCCAGCCAATCAATAAACTCGTCAAACCACGCATGAGTAAAAAATTGTGCAGGCTCACCCCTTTTTAAAATCTTACTTTTAGTCAAAATCATCGCATGCTGTTCCCTCGTTTCTTTCTCAAACTCTCTCCATAATTTAATCAGTTTGGGTATGGTCATAAAATTATTCCTTTAATATTATTTCCATCAATTCATCAACATACGGAACTTCATTTTTTTGGCCGATTGTTGGATGAGAATTTATTAATACATAACGATGAATCACATTTTTGGTATAACAGACAGAATAATCCATAAAAAATTTATTTATTTTAGCTCTTAACTCATGCTCCTGTTCTGGCGTAAGATTCAT